AAGTGTATTTGGTCTATCCCTAATTGATGACGCAGATGCCGCGGCCGCGAGAACAACATTAGGTCTAGGCACCGCAGCAACTACGGCATCATCTGCATATGCCACTGCGGCACAAGGTGCTACGGCAGATGCGGCTCTACCAGCAGCATCGTATACCGCCTCGGATGTTCTAACTAAACTGAAAACAGTTGATGGCGCAGGGTCAGGACTTGATGCAGATTTACTAGACGGTAATTCAAGTGCATATTTCCGCATCAACATCTATGATTCAGCCGGGACACTATTAAACTAATGGGAACTGTAGTCCAACTTAAAAGAAGCGAAACAACTGGTGCGATACCAAGCACCGTTGACATCGCAGTAGGAGAGCTTGCTGTTAATTTGGCAGACGGTGCGCTATATTCAAAGAAGACTGACGGTAGTATTATCGAAGTTGGCGGATATAATCCAGACTTTTTCACGATTCCAGAAACTATCGATCTGGGAGATATTGCTGGTACAAGTCCCTCAGTTTACGATATGGGTTCATTATAAATAGTCCTAAAGAGGACACGTTATGGCAATTTCATCAAGACAAGGGTTAATAGATTACTGTCTCCGTAGACTCGGTTTTCCGGTAATCGAAATTAACGTTGATGACGATCAAATACAAGATCGCATCGATGATGCATTACAGTATTTCCAAGAGTTTCATTTCGATGGTGTGGAGAGAATTTATCTTCAGCACCAGATTACTGGTGCAACACTTAAATTTTCTGGTTTATCAACTCCATCGTTTGAAGATGGTGAGATGTTGATTGGCGCAACGTCAGGTGCAAGATGTAAAGTGGTTTCTATCACCGGCACAACTTTAAGTGTTAGTAAGGTATCTGGAACATTTACAGCAAGTGAAATCGTCACAGGCGAAACGTCTGGCTTTAGTAGAGCATTGGCATCAACAGCTTTTTATACCCCTGGTGATATTGAGAATGGATATGTGACCATTCCCGACGCCGTTATTGGTGTAATCAGAGTATTACCAGTAAATGGACCAAGCTCAGGTATGAATAATGCAAACAATATGTTTGACATCATTTACCAATTCCGCATGAATGACATGTATAATCTTCTATCTGCGGACATGATTTACTATACACAGATGAAACAATACTTGTCCATGTTAGACATGCTACGAGTTGGCGATAGATCGTTTGCGTATAATCGTAAGACAGACAAGCTAGAAATTCATTGCAATTGGAAAGATGTATTCGATCCAGGCGATTTCATTATTGTCGAATGCTATCGTATTCTCGACCCAAATACATACACACAAGTATATGATGACCGCTTTCTAAAAACGTATGCAACTGCGCTAATCAAAAAGCAATGGGGCGATAACATGAAGAAGTTTGGTGGTATGTTACTACCAGGCGGCATCGTCATGAACGGCCAACAAGTCTATGATGAAGCGGTCGAAGAAATTCGAATGATCCAACAGGACATGCAACTTAGCTCGGAACTTCCCGTCGATTTCATGGTGGGATAAGATATGCCTACCAACTTCTACTTTCAATCTGGTAATACATCTGGCACAACAAACGAACAACGTTTGTTGGAGGACCTTGTTATCGAAAGTATGAAGATTTATGGACATGATGTTTACTATCTTCCTAGAACCGTAGGCAACAAAGACGAAATTCTATATGAAGATGCGCTATCATACTTTACTCAAGCATATCCGTTGGAAATGTATCTTGAAAACACAGAGGGCTTCGAGGGAGAAGGTGAGCTACTAACAAAGTTTGGCTTTGAGTTCAGGTCTACCGCAACCTTTGTTGTTGCAAGACGCCGTTGGGAAGAATCTGTTGGTAGAAATGCAGAAAATCTACAGTTACCAGAGCGCCCAGCAGAAGGCGACCTACTGTTCTTTCCTAAGACAAAGACATTCTTTCAAATCAACTATGTGGACTTTCTAAATCCTTTCTATCAATTGGGAAAGATTTACACTTACAGAATGTCATGTCAGGTATTTGAATTTAGCTCGGAAAACATTGACACCGGCATTGAAGAAATTGATAGTATCACAGACGGTAAAACACAAGACAATCTTGGATGGCAACTTATTATGCAATCTGGTGATTATGTTCTATCAAGTACCAGCGACACTATCATCTTACAAGAAAGCGGCACAGCAAACGTTGACCCTCTAGACCAGACTAACGAATTTGAAGCACAAGCAGCCGGGTTTGTAGACTTTACCGCCTTCAATCCGTTCGGCGAAGTTCAAGTAAGGACAGCGGCATAATGTTTTTGAAGCAACATTTTTATCACCAGCATATTCGTAAAGCAATCATTGCGTTTGGAACGATATTCAATCAGCTAACCGTAGAACGTAAAAATTCTGCGGGCGAGGTTGCAAAGTCTATTCGCGTTCCTCTCGCATATGGCCCCAAAGACAAGTTTCTGGCAAGAGTTGCCGCGGTACCTGGAAACGATCCGGCAGCGGTTGCGTTAACATTACCTAGAATTGGTTTTGAGATTACGGGTCTTCAATACAATCCGCAACAGAAATTGAATGTTCTCACGAAGAATATAGCAGTGGGCGTTGGAGATGATGCTGATAAAGTAAGAGTCCAATATACCAGCACACCGTATACTCTATCGATATCTCTCTTTATTGTAACAAAAAATCAGGATGATGGTCTTCAAATCATTGAACAGATTTTGCCGTTCTTCAATCCAGATTTTTGTGTTACTATAACTGATATTCCAGAAATGGGAATCAAAAGAGACTTGCAAATTATATTAGAGAATATTTCATATGAAGACAATTATGAGGGTGAGTTCACACAAAGACAATCCATTGTATGGAATCTAACTTTCAATCTTGGTCTAAACTTCTACGGACCAGTCGATATGCAGGGTTATATTAAAACTGCAATTGCGAATACATATGCAACTATGAATCCCGATTCTAACACCTCAGAAAAAATTAAGTATCAAGTAACCTATACGCCTAATGATGCATCCTATCTAGACGATTGGAGTTATGTGGAGCAATTTGATGAAGCCTACGAATAATCAATACGATAAACTAGATGCCATTTTTGGTACTCACATGGACGAAGTTCTAAGTTCGAAAGAAGAAAAACTACCAGTAGTGGTCGAAGAACCACTGGTACCAGAGATTGTGTCTACGGGCGATGATATCGAAGACGATTACAATCTAGCAAGGACAAAGCTAAACTCCACATTGGACCAAACCGACCAAGCCTTACAAGGTATGTTGAACGTTGCGCTTGCTAGTGATAGTCCTCGCGCATATGAAGTTGTGGGTCAGTTACTCAAGATTAAAGGTGATGCAGCTAAAGACCTACTGGCTCTTCAAAACGCAAAGAAAAAGTTGCGCCAAGAAGACCCAAAGAAACAGAATATCGACACGCAAAATAATATAATCTTTTCTGGTTCCACTTCCGATTTACTCAAAGCATTGAAAGCAGAGAAAGCAAAAGTAATAGATCATGAGTGAGGAATCCTCGTACCACGGTAATATTAACTTAAAGCCGATTGGTCATAAACACAACTTTACAATAGAGCAACTGGCAGAAATTGAAAAGTGCCAGGAAGATCCAATTTATTTTATTGAAAACTATTGTCAGATTGTTACCCTGGACTATGGTCTCCAGTTGTTCAAGCTGTATGATTGTCAGAAAGAAAAAGTTCTTCACATTCTTGGAAATCGTAAAGCAATTCTGATGGAAGGGCGCCAGCAGGGTAAGACGATTACATCTGCGGCCTGCATTCTTTGGTATACTCTCTTCCAAGATAGCAAAACAGTAGCTATCATGGCCAACAAAACGGCTGCAGCCCGAGAAGTTATGGCTCGTTATCAGGGTATGTATGAAAACTTGCCACTATGGATGCAGCAAGGCGTCAAGACATGGAACAAAGGGGACGTAGAGCTAGAGAACGGCTCTAAGATTTTCACCGCTGCTACAACTGCTTCCGGTATTCGTGGTAAGTCAGTTAACTGGCTATACATTGACGAAGCGGCAATTATTCCAAACACCGTCGCAGAACAATTCTTTGCTTCTGTTTATCCTACGATTTCTGCTGGTCAGACAACAAAGATTCTGTTGACTTCTACGCCTCTCGGCTACAATCACTTCTGGAAGTTCTGGAATGAAGCCGAGAAGGGCAATAATGGCTTTGTGCCTATGTTCATCCCTTACCACAGAATTCCAGGTAGAGATGAAGCATGGGCAGAAGAACAGCTCCGCTTGCTTGGAGAACTAAAGTTCAACCAAGAAGTTCTTTGCGAGTTTCTTGGCTCAAGCAACACACTGATTAGTGCTAA